CGTTTCTCTCATTTCTTATTCCCCTTGACCGTAGTAATTGAAACAATCGCCTTAGGTGTTGCCAGTACAGCATCTTTTTGAGGCGTGTTATCTCTGTATAATAGTACAATCATCCCATGTTGTCTACACAACAATTGAAAATTCTTAAAATGAATTGTAGTTGTACAAGTCAGATGGTCTGAGTTTGTCCCCACTGTGTTTATTGTACTGGCATTGATATTCGTAGGCATAAACCAGGATTTAGTCGCCTTTGGGGTCTTGATCGATACCATTACCGTTGATGCCATTGAGGTCATACTCATTGTTAACGCTGCTATTGCTAATAATTTTTTCATCGTCTTTACTCCTTACATAATTAAAATCTAATAGTTGTTTTAATATTGAACCTATACAGCTCATTATCGGTTCCTCCAAAAAGTGTTTTGACTCGCACCTTTTCGTGTCTTGTAGGCTTTTACTAACATGGGTTGCTGCGTTTTATAGCGTCTAAAAGTCCCAAACTTATTACCCTCTGATATTCTTTGAATTATTTTATCTCTTTTAATTTCATCGGTTATAATATCCTTCATTTGCTCTAATTCTGCAGTAAAAAACGTACTGCTATCCGGTGTTGAATACCAATGAGAATCAAGCTCCATAGCTCTCTCTTTTTTGGTCTTAGTGAATAAATTAGAAACACTATTTTCTGCATGTTCTCTCATTGATTGACTCAATAGCTCTGATAACTCTGGTCTCTCTTCTACGTTAATCTTTCCATCTTTCATTGTAACCATGTTAAATTGTACTTTCATTTTGTTTTCCCCTTGTTGTTTTGTTAATACTATATTACCAGAAAAAGCCTTGTAGGTCAAGACCCCTGTAAATTATATAGGTCTACCCCCTCTACAGTCTTGAACGGTCCTAATCAAAATAGAACCGTCTTTTTGTTTAAGTAATACTATTAAAGTATAACACCCATTTTTAAGCTTAACACCACCATCATCAAACTCTAATTCTTTAGTCTCGCCTACTTTTGACATGGCTATAAATAAAAAAACTAAAAGCAAAACGTCTTTGCATAATTTTATAATCACCATTGACTCCTTTGCCTTCCCTGGCTTATTGACTGAGATTTTACTTCATTATTTGCTGATATTGACCATAAGTAAAAGATTCATTCCAACTCTCTACCGTATAAGGCTTGTATGGTTCTTCAATGAACCTTCCTACAACAAAGCTTCCATTGTTTGGGTGGGCAGTAAAATAAACAGTGTCAGTTTCAAACTCAAAAGACAACTCTCTACCCCTAACATACCAGACAAAGTTTTTTTGATAGACCTTAAACCCAAAACGCTTTAAAAAATCATTCATACAATTTTTAGTATGATTAGTTTTCCATCCACCATTATTCAATCTTATTCTAGTTGAACCGTCCTCAAGATGCTCTGCTATAACTATAACAGTATCATAAAGCTTATAATACTCTTTGTTGCCTATATTCCAAACACTAAGACCTTTTCTTTGTCGCATCTTTACCCCCGAACGCTTTATTGATTAACTTAATCCTTTTATCTCTTTTAATCTTATCATGCGAGACCGTAGGTTTTATGATCTTATAAGCCCAAAAATTTTTCATCATGCAGCCTCCAAAACTGGCAAAAGGTGTTTATAAGGAAACTCTGAATAGACCCAAGTAGTTTCAGTCTCAACCTCTACAGGTAAAGGAAGTTGAATCACGTTGTCTAGTTGTATTGTTTTTGTTTCCATTGAATCCCCCTATAAACATATTAACAGAAAAACCGTCCTTGGTCAAGCGTTTTTATGCAATATTTCTTTTATCGCAAATATAATAATCATTCCCATCTTTAGTATAAGAATTGCATTGAGTAGCTATACCCTTAGTTGTAGCGATAAATTTTCCTAACTTCTCACTCTTAGGCAACTCATTTAATGAAGCGTCAAAAGCCTTGACCATAAACCTCAATTCAGCATTCCTGTCAGAGTCAACAAAAAGTATGGAATGTTGGTCATAAATATGCGCTAATTGCTCAACCGTAGAATAGTCAAAAACCTGATTAATAACAGGCACTAAGATTGATAACTCCGACTCCCCTCTGTAAACTCCCTCAACCACCTTAAACTTTAAACCGAATGTCTTAAGGTGATTCAAGACCTTCTTATGATTCTCAAGGTTATCAGCCTTAGACAGTCTTGATTGAAATACTGAAAATATAACAAAAGCATCTTTTTTCTTCATTTTTTCCCCTTGGTTATTGGTTACTAAGAGTATAGCACGATAAGGCAAAACCTACAAGACTTTTTATTATAATAAGTGTACAAATAATTATGAGCAAAAAAGAGCAAAAAAAGCCCTCATTTAAAGAGCTACAAAGAGCATGGTATAAAATACTCGACGAGTCGGGCTTCGACGATATCGAACGATCTGGAAAGAATAGACAACGTTTTTTCGATGAGTATAGCGGAATACTAAAGAGACCGACAAGCGTAATAAGGGCAAAATATGATTTATTTACTGAAAAATACTATAATATAGCAAGTTTTTTAAGCTATAATGCTACCTTTTTACCCAAAATAGACCTTAAAGTACTAGAATTACACGGAAAAGGCTATACAACTCAACGTATTTCCGACTACTTACGAGAAAACTTCGAATACCCACTAAACAAAAAGGGTCGATCGGGTAAACCATACAGTGTTTTTTTCGTTCACACCAAACTTAAGTATTTGAAATTACTAATATTAATTTACGCACGGACAGACTGTCTAGAAACTGTTAAGATATCTTGGCAATCTATGTAGCAATTGTTAAGATATCCACACATGGGGGGGTTAAAAAAAGGCTTGACATTTATAAATCCGCCGCCTAGACTGAATAATAAAACACCGCTTTCTGGAGCAAACATGACGCAAGACAAAACAGAGCCACGGCGCATAATACTGCCACCGAAAAAGAAGAAGGTGACCTTAGAGACTAGCTCGATCATCCCAGCCACAGAGCTGTTACTTCATGACGCTAAGGCTATCATTGGAGCTGAGCTTGCACACTACAGGTCCAAAGCAGTAAGGGGGGTTACACTTGACCCCAAAGAGGCTCGAATAGTCCAAGGCTACCTGGAGTCCCTAGTTAAGATTCAAAGAGAAGAACGTGAAATTTCAGAGGCTCAAGATTTGTCTGCCCTGTCAGATTCAGAATTGATGCGCCTAGCCAAACGGGTCTTAGAGAATAATAATAATAAGACAATAGATAAGAACGAAAGGAGTGATAATGAACGCAAATGAAATTTATGTAGCAAAAGCCAATGATTTGTATGCCGCCCTAGGACATGCAATGGTCCAGAAGAAACAACTCGAAGAACAGATAGAGGACCTTGAGCTTCAACTCAAAGGACTCATAATCCACAACCCCTTATTGCAAAAAATAGAACAAGACACCCTAGCTTCCCTAAGTAAGGACAAGGAAGAAGAAGATGGAGAACTGTAGACTAAGACCTCTAGTAGATGAGGACCACGCATTTCTGTTTAACAGTTTTCTGAAGTCCTATAGGTTCAGTCCGTTTGCAGAAAAAATTACAAACACTATTTATTTTGAGGATCACCATAAGCTCATAGAAAGAATAATTGACAACTCAAAAGTTCTTGTAGCTTGTAACCCTTCAGACCCTTCACAGCTGTATGGCTACATACTGGCAGGGGAGGAAGAAGGAGTCCTTGTAATCCACTTTTTATATGTTAAACATACCTTCAGAAATATGGGGATTGGGAAAACTCTTTTAGACGCAGTAGGTCATTCGAGTGATAACGCAGCAGTTTATACTCACCATACCCGAATGGCAGATCGGTTAGCTTCTAAGTATAATTTGGTTTACCATCCTTATTTATTATTTGACCTTCCTAACCTAGAGGTTCCATGTGAGCAGGACTAAAGACGTAGATAAAGAAAAGTTAAGACTCGACTACCTCTTTGACCAGGGGGTTAATTTTGTCGATCGAGTCATTCAGATTAACGAAGAAATAGATGACCATAGTTTTGCATTTATAGATGCTGCCCTTAGCGAACTAGAAAGAGCTAGTAAGAAAACTATAACTATAAGAATAAACTCTCCAGGGGGGTCTGTCTATGATGCCCTAGCTATGATAGGTAGACTTAATGCTTCTAGTTGTAGAATAGTTACAGAATCCTACGGACATGTAATGAGTGCTGCTACACTACTACTAGCCGCAGGTCGCAAACGTAGAATGTCTAAATACTGTGTGTTTATGGCACACCAAATGTCTTACTACATAGGAGGGTCTCATGCTGAAACGAAAGAAGAAGTAGATCAAGTTGAAAAACAGGAACGCCAATGGTGTTCTTGGATGGCAGAGTTGAGTAACAAGGATGCAGACTTTTGGTATGATAAAACCTATAAGAAAAACTTTTACTTGACTCCAGATGAATGCTTAGAGTATGGAGTTATAGATGAAATCTTTTAAAAACCGTAGTCATGAAGTAGCTTGCAATATGATGGAAATCAGTATAGAACTAATAGATGAAGTGTTCAAAAAAGTAGACCGTATAGCTAAACGTAATTCTCACAGAGAACGTAATGGTCTAAAGCTGATAGACTCAGGACATTTTAGATGGGATATAAGACAATTAAAACTACAGACAAAGGACAAGCTAGAGTCAATTAAGACTCTATTAGAAGAATATGGCGACGACACTAAACTGATCGCAAGAAAACCGGAATCGGAGGAGACAGACGAATGAAAAAACTATTGACCCTAGCTATTTTGGGGGGGCTACTTTTAGGCACCTTTCTATCAATCGAAAGAAAAGAAGTATTAGAGAATAAGTATGACGTTTCTATTGGAGCTATTAATGGCTATAGTATAGACCCTACTTTAAAAGACTTTAAAACAGCAGCAAAAGTAAATGGAAAAGACAAAGTAGTTGATATGGTTATTAACTCAGGTGGAGGCTCAGTTCACATCGGGTTAGAGATAATCGAAGAAATGAAATACATGAAAAGCTTAGGTTATAAGTTTAATTGTTATGTTCGTAATGCTTATTCTATGGGGTTTATAATTTTGCAATATTGTGACCATAGGATAGGGAGTTCTAATTCAACCTATATGCACCACCTGGTACAGGTAGGTTATGGCAGACCTAAAAGAACTGAAAATAATAAGAAATTATTTAAAGCACTTGACTTTTTCGATAATCTAGTGTTAGATGAAATCTCAAAAAGAATGGGCGTAAACCCTAAAGAATTCTTTGAGATTTATAAAGATGACAAATGGTGGGATGCTAAAGAAGCTCTTAAGTCTAACATCATTGATGAAATAAAACCATTTAGTTTAGTTGTAAAAAAAGTAAAATATAAATTCGTACCATTTTGGAGGAGATACTAATGAAATACGACACAGATGCAATAGACGCAGTTAGATGTTATCAGTCAGTAATGTTTGATAAACGTCAAGAAACTTATTTTGCTACTCGGCAAATAAATGAAAAACTAGCTCTTGAAATAGAGATACTGGAAAAAATAAACATGATTTCAATTAAAAATGAAAGAGATCACGTTCTTGTTCCACTTACTAATATTTCAGCAGTTTATCTTAAATCACCATTAAAGCGAGAACAAGATGAAAAAGCTAAGGCAGAGAGAGCTAAAATGGACACACCTAGAGAAATAGTAAAACCTAGAAAAGCTATTGGCAGGAGATAGGCATGAGTGGTAAGAAAGCGAAAAGAGAAAGAAAAGAAGCAAAAGAATCTCAGAAGCATGAGTCAAAAAAAGAACGACTAGAACGGTTAGCTAAAAACACAGATTTTAAGTTATTAAAACCATTCGGTCCTTCATTTGGTTTATTTCATGTTCCTTCTGAAGTAACAGAGCTTTTAATAAAAGCATCTGATGAAATTCTTGAAGATAGAAATAGAATAGACTGGGGTGGAAACCTTGTAGGTCAAATAGCCGAGGAGCCTTGGATTTCTAACGAAAAATTAGAAGAGATAGGAGTCCTAGGATACCTAGAGGGTATGTTATACAACTACGTTTGGAATGGATTACTAAATGACGGACATGAGCTAGAAGCCTTAGAGTGTAAACTAGATCACGCATGGATTGTGAGTCAATATGAAAATGAATACAACCCTGTTCACTTTCATACTTACTGTGATCTTTCTTCTGTAATTTGGTTAAAAGCCCCTCCATTTGATCATAGGTCTAAGGAAGGAGATTTACCAGAGTACAAGTATTCTAGAGATGGGATGATTGAGTTTGTTTACAAAACAGCTTGTCCCACTGGTTTAGAGAAAGGTTCATTATCTTTTACTCCTGAACCAGGGAAGATGGCTATTTTTCCATCTAACCTACTGCATACGGTTTACCCTTTTCAAGGACCAGGAGAACGAAGGTCTATAGCTTTTAACTCTCACTGGCAAGCTAGACTTAAAGGTGGGAAAGTATTTGACAAGTCTTTTAGGATGCAAGCAGACCAAAAGAATGAAGAATACCAAAAAACATTAAAGTCAAAAGGCGAGGAATCAGGATTTGCAAAACGTAAACAGGGAAGCCTTGATAGCGGAGCTTCAGAAAAGGAAAACAAAGTCTGAAAAACCTAAGTTTATCTTTAAAGATTTTTGTTTTGAGAAACAGGTTGACTTTTTTCGTGGCTCAGGTTCCAGGTTTAGAAACGCTGTATGTTCTCGTAGAGCAGGTAAAACAGTCGGTATAGCTGCTGATATGATAGACACTGCTCTAAAGAGTGATGAAGTCAACCTGCTTTACATTACTATAACTCAACAACAAGCTAGAGCTATTATATGGTCTGATTTAGTTAAAATTATAGAAGAATACGAACTAGAATGCAAGATGGATAATGTTAGATTAACTATAGCGTTTCCTAACAAGTCTAAAATCTACATAGCAGGAGCTAAAGACCGTACTGAAATTGAAAAGTTCAGGGGATGGAAACTAATGAAGTGTTACATTGATGAGTGTCAATCATTTAGGTCTTATTTAAAAGAGTTAATAAATGACATTATCATTCCAGCACTTAGGGATAAACGTGGTCAATTATACTTAACAGGAACTCCAGGTCCAGTAAAAGCCGGAATATTTTTTGAATATTCTCAATCAAAGAACTGGAAAGCACATCATTGGACAGCTTTTGATAATCCCTACATGCACTCTCCTCCTAAACTTGACTTAGAAGAAATACTAATGGAAGAAAGAGTTATAAGAGGGATTGATGAGTCAGACCCATCTTATATAAGAGAAACATTTGGCAAATGGGTGGAGGATAAAGATGCCTTGGTTTTTAAGTTCAGCAAAGCAAAAAACATCTTTAATAAACTCCCTACTGAAGGGGAGTGGAACTATATTATTGGTATTGATATTGGCTACAATGACAGTGATGCTATCGCTGTTATCGGTTATAATACGTACCATAAGCGAGTCTACTTGGTGGACGAACATGTTAAAAACAAACAAAACATCAGTCAATTAGTGGCTGCTATTAATGAATACAAGGATTTGTATAACCCTATACGAATGGTCATGGACGCAGGAGCCTTAGGAAAAAAGATTATGGAGGAGCTTCGAATGAGGCATGGTCTTAGTATTGAGGCTGCTGACAAGACCCGAAAAGTAGAATTTATTGAGTTATTAAACGATGATTTACGAACTGAAAAATTTAAAGCCTTCAAGAGTTCTCTATTTGAAGAGGATTGCATGTTGGTCCAATGGGACAAAGACTCGAAAATTCGTAATCCAGAAAGACCAAAAATTTCAGACACTTACCACTCTGATATCTGTGACGCTGTACTGTATGCTTGGAGGGAATGCCGTCATTATCTATCTGAAAAGCCACAAGAAAAGGTAAAAGAAGGCACAGATGCCTATATGAAGGAATTAGAAATGAAAGAGGCTATGGAATGTGAAGAAAGAAAAAAAGACCCCTATTCTTTTGAATTAAGTAGGTTATACGAAGAGGATATAAAAGAATTGGACAATATAATAGATGAACAATAGGAGACAGCTATGTTAGAAAACCTAGAAGATGTTAAGCTGTTTATAGAATGGTGTAAAGAACATAAAGTAAAATCGTTTAAGATTGACGGTGTTCAGTTTGAACTATCAGAGTTAGCATTTGTAGAAGGTGTGGCAGATTACACTCAAACACTACAAACCGCAGCAGACGAATCAAAATTTGAAGAAGAACAACAAAAGAAAGAAGACGATGAACTAATGTTTTGGTCTTCAAACATCTAGGAGTAACCCTTGCACTCGGAAATAAACGGAAGCCGATGGTGGTTGGCAAATAAAAATAATTTATATCAAGAGTTGTTTGCTTACGTTTCTGCCCTAGATAGTCGCCAACAATATAGAGAAGCTGATAATATTAGGTATGCTAGACTCTATGGTAACTATGAAATGATAGGCATTGGAGCTTTTAATTATAGTAGAATTGAAGCCTCCTATAATGTAACAAACAGAGTAACTTTAAATGTTATTCAGTCTTTAATTGATACAGTCGTATCAAAAATAACTAAAAATAAACCTAGAGCCACATTTTTGACTTCAGGGGGTGATTTTAGTCTACAACGTAAAGCGAAAAAGCTAACAAAATTTGTTGAAGGTATTTGGTCTTATCAAGATTTTTATCAAACAGCAGCTATGGCATTTCAAGATGCTTGTATTTTCGGTTCAGGTTGTATTAAAATCTACATAGAAGATGGAGAAATAAAGGCAGAAAGAGTTATAATTGATGAAATAAAAATAGACGATGTTGAGTCTTATTATGGAAAACCTCGTCAAATGCATCAAGTCAAGTATATTGAAAAGTCTGTTCTTAAAGCAATGTTTCCAGATTTTGAATTACAAATAGACGCAGCTTCTTACCCAGACGCTCAAAGCTATGGTCAATCTGCTACAGCTAAAGACATGATTAAAGTTATAGAATCTTGGCATTTAAAATCTGGTCCAAATTCTGATGACGGTAAGCACACTATTTGTATCTCTAGTGCAACATTATTTGAAGAAAAGTATGACAAAGAATATTATCCTTTTGTATTTTTTAGATGGGGAGAAAGACCTGTAGGATTTTTTGGTCAAGGTCTTTGTGAACAACTACAAGGTATTCAATTAGAAATTAATAAAATTTTAAGAACAATACAAGTCTCAATGCACTTGGTATCTGTACCAAAATTATTAGTAGAAGCAAGTTCTAAGATCGTATCTTCTCATTTAAATAATAGAATTGGTGGAGTTATTAAGTATGCAGGAACTCCTCCTCAATACGCTCCTCTGGGTGGAATACCTGCTGAATTATTTGCTCACCTTGATCGTTTATATCAAAGAGCTTATGAAATATCAGGAGTGTCTCAACTTTCAGCTCAATCTTTAAAACCTGCTGGTTTAGATTCAGGTAAAGCCTTAAGAGAGTTTAACGATATTGAAACTGAAAGATTTATGTCAGTAGGTAAAAGGTATGAAAAATGTTTTATAGAAGCTGCTGAAATAATGATAGACATGGCTAAAGATTTGTATCTATCTGAAGGTGATTATAAAGTTAAAGCTAAAGATGGTAAGTTTGTAGAAACCATTAGCTGGAAAGACGTAAACATGGATGCCGACAAGTACATGATGGAAATTTTTCCAACGTCTGCCCTATCTAATACTCCAGCGGCTAGATTAGCCGATGTCCAAGACCTTTTATCGGCTGGTTTTATAAGTAAAGAAGAAGGTCTTAAGCTTTTAGATTTTCCAGATTTAGAAGCATCTATAAATCTTTTAAATGCAGATTCTACTAATTTAGATAAAATACTAGAAACTATGATGGACAGAGGTGAATATTTTCCACCTGAACCATATCAAAATTTAGAAAATGCAATTCGTAAAACCCAGCAAGCTTATTTAATGTTTAAAGTACAAGGTGCTCCAGAAGATCGTCTTGAACTACTGCGTCAATACATGGAAGATGCTCAAAACTTATTAATGAGAGCACAAGAAAAAGCTCCTAGTCCAGAAGAAATGACTAGAGAATTAGCTGAAATGGGAGCAGCTACAGCAGCAGCTCAGGTAGCTGAAAACATAACCGATGAAGAAAACCTCTTAACTAGAGGAGCTATAGATTTATCAGAAGCAGAAAATGAAAATGTTCAAGAAGAAGTTCCAGAAGAAGAAATAGTAGAGGAACAAGTTACTGAAGAAGTAGTAGAAGAAGAGTAATATAATAGGAAAACAATTATAGATCACATTGATCGGGCAATGCCCTTTAAGCTAAAGGAGTTAAAATGGAAGAAAACAGTCACGGACACATGAATGATGTAGTCGTAAATCAAGAGGCAGCTGAGCCTCAAGTAGAGAGTAATGAATTTAAAGACTTAGAGCCATCTCAAGATTCTGAGTTTGATAGAAAATTCGCTGCGCTCAGTAGAAAAGAAAAAGCCTTAAGAGACAGAGAGCTTGAGTTAGAAAAAAAATATGGAAATAAAGAAAAAGAAATTCCATTAGAAAGAAGAATTAGGTCTAATCCCCTAAAAGCTCTAGAAGAACTTGGTTTAGATTATGATAAACTAACCGAACTAGCTCTTAATGATGGCAGATTAACTCCAGACATGCAAATGAAGTTAATGCGAGAAGAACTGGAGAATGATTATAAAGAGAAATTTAATAATCTAGAACAAAGACTTAACGCTAAAGAAAAAATGGAAGAAGAAGCTAAGTACGATGCAGTTAAACAAGGATTTGTTGGCGAAATTAATTCTTTCATTAATGAAAATAAAAATGACTTTGAATACGTGGCTCATAATGACGCAACTGATGTAGTTTATGATGTAATTGAAGAACACTACAATGAGACAGGTAGGATATTGGATATAAAAGAGGCTGTTCAAGCCGTTGAGAGCTATTTAGAAGAAGAAGCCGAGAAACTACTTAATCTTGGTAAAGTAAAAAACCGTCTTACCTCTATGAGAGACGAATACGAGCAACCACAAAGACAGTCGCAAGTAACCCTGTCAAACGCCCATTCTGCTCAGGCGAACGAAAGAGTAGCAACAAAGTTATCAGACGAAGAGTCGAAAAGAGAAATGGCACGAATGTTAAAATGGGACGAATAATTAACTAAACTTAAGGAGTTTTAAAATGGCACTTAATATGACTACTTTTGCTGCAGCCTTAAAGCAGCATTACACAGACGAAAAAATCGAAAACATGGTTTATAAGGATAATCCATTCTTAGCTATGGTTTCAAAATACGAAGACTTTGGTGGTGAAAACCTTAAGCTTCCTGTAAAATACGGGATTCCAATGGGTCGATCTGCTACTTTTGCTGATGCAGTTTCTAACAAGACAGCTTCTCAGCTTAAGGCATTTTTACTAACTAGAAATTCTGACTATGCTATAGCTTCAATTGCTAACGAAACCATAGAAGCTTCTAAGGGTAATGCTAACGCATTTATCGAAGCTGCTACTTTCGAAATTGATGGAGCTATTGAAGCTGCTACTCGTTCTTTAGCTATCTCTCTTTATGGAGACGGTTCAGGTTCGATTGGTGTTGTTGGTGCTCTAGCTACTACTACTGCTTCAAACGATACTGTTACTCTAGCTACCATTCAAGACATTACTAACTTTGAAGTTGGTATGCAGTTAAACTTTGGTACAGCTACAACTAACAAGAAAATTGACAGTATTAACAGAGACACAGGTGTTTTTATCCTTGACGCTGCTTCAGGTGCTACAACTACTGAAGCTATCTATGTTGATGGAGATAAGGACAATATGCTAACAGGTCTTGCAGGATGGCTTCCATCAACTGCTCCTGGGTCTACTGACTCTTTCTTTGGTGTTAACAGGTCTTCAGATTCTACCAGACTTGGTGGTATAAGATTTGACGGTTCATCACTTCCTCTTGAAGAAGCTCTTATCGGTGCTGCTGCTAGAGTTGCTAGAGAAGGTGGAAAGCCTGATGTTTGTTTTATTAACTACAACAACTTTGGTGATTTAGAGAAAGCTCTAGGTTCTAAGGTTTCTTATGTTGACGTTAAAGTTAACCCTGAGATTGGTTTTAGAGGAATTTTAATTCATGGTCCTAGAGGTCCTATTAAAGTTGTTCCTGATCAAAACTGTCCTAACGGTGTTGCTTACATGCTTCAAATGGATGTTTGGAAACTTTACTCTCTTGGTAAAGCTCCTAAGATTCTTGACTCTGATGGACTTAAGTTCCTAAGAGAGTCTACAGCTGATGCTGTTGAAGCTAGAATTGGATACTACGCTCAGTTAGGGTGTCGTGCTCCTGGTTTCAACGTAAGAGTTGCATTATCTTAATTTAACTAATTTGGGAAGCCTTTCGGGGCTTCTCTTTTTTTCGCAGCGTGGTTGCATCCACTCTGACTAAAGGAGAAAAAAAATGGCAAATAGAAGTTTTCAAAGGCTACAAGCCTTAGATAAAGAAATAAAAATAATTCATGGACAGTTCGCTGTAGGTGGCTCAGGTGCTCCTACTCTTTCTGCTTCAAAAAGTGTTGGTGTTAAGAGTATAGCTAGAAATAGTGCAGGAGATTACACACTAGTTCTAGGTACTGTAGGTGGAAGTGCTGATACGTACAGTCACTTTTTTGGTGGTTACTTTGACATACAAAAGTCAACTGCTATAGGTTCGACTGCAGGTGGTGTGTCTTTTCAATTAAAGGGTGCTCCTACTGTTTCTACTAATGGTACAATTAACTTTATTGCTCTCAACTCTTCTGGAGCTGCTGCTGAAATTGGTTCAGGTGAAACAGTTCATTTCATGTTTGTTCTTAAAAACTCTAGCCTTCCAGGTGTAGGTGTTAGTTAAAGGAGTTTATCATGATTATGATGGGTCCTAAAAAAGACAAAGGTGGTATGGTTTCGATCATCATCGAGAAGATGAAAGACCACTACGGCAATGGAAAGGAATCTAACGAGGATTACGTAGAAGGTAAGCACGAAGAAGAAGAACATGAAGTCTATGAACATTACAGAGAAGAAGTAGATGGTATCTTTAAAGGTCTTGAAGAAAAAGACAAAGAACTACTAGCTGAATCTTTAAAAATGTTTATCAAAAAATGTGTTAAAGAATAGTCGGGGGGCGAAAGCCCTCCTCTTTTTGGGGGTTATATGGCGGCTATAACTGAAGCTAAGTTAGTGGCTAGGGTTAGACAAAGAGCTGATATGGAGTCTAATGATTTTGTATCAGACACCGAAGTCCAAACTTACATAAATGCAGGAATATCAGAATTACATGATATTCTTATTCAGACGTATGGACAAGATTATTACTGTAGTAGTGTTACTTTTAACACCGTAGCAGGTACAGATTCGTATCCAATTAATAGCTCTACGTCTGGACCAAACATTTCTAATTTTTATAAACTTAGAGGTATGGATGCTAAGATAAACGGTTCAGATTATTTTACTCTAAGACCGTTTAATTTTAATGAAAGAAATTTATATCAAAACTGGGGAACTTGGAGTCTTCTTGGTTTGACAAACATAAGATACAGAATGGTTGGAGATAATATAGTTTTTACTCCTAAACCTGATGGAGTTACTGAAGTTAGAGTATGGTTTATTCCTACAGCACAACAGTTTGATAGTGCTACTCCAGCTACATCAACTACAACCTTTGCAGACATAAACGGTTATGCAGAATATGTAGTTATAGATGCAGCTATAAAATGTTTACAAAAAGAAGAGAGTGATGTTACTATTCTTATTCAACAAAAAATGTTAATGAAACGTAGAATAGAAGAAGCTGCTAATAACAGAGACGCAGGTTCTCCTCTATCGGTAACGGATATTTATACAGCTAATGATGAATTTTGGTTTACAAGGTCTACAACGTGAGTATAAGAAACTATAAAAAAGTTTTTGCTTTAGGTCCTTATGCAGGACGTGCAGAGTTTAACAGCTCTCAAAATCAGTTAGAGGAAGTTTTAACTCCTATAACTAAGTCACAAGTTGTAGATGGACTTTTATTAAAGTCAATAGATTTAACAGCTTCTGCTGATAATTTAGTAGAACATAAACTTGGTAGAGAACCTCTAGGTTGGATTGTAGTTAGAAAATTTGCAAATTGTACTATTTGGGAATCTTTAACAGCTACAATAGGAGGAGCAAGCCAGAAGTATGATAGGAAAAAATTTATTAATTTTCAAGTAAGTACAACGACAACTAATATTCACTTTTGGGTATTTTAGGAAATAACTATGGCTGAAACAAGTACAACAACCTATATGAGTTTAACCCTTCCTACACCTGG